CCTTGAGGGGCACCTTGGGCCACTTGATGTGCGAGGTTTGGAGAGCCCCACCGTCCACCGCCAACTCCCCAGAGATGAGGACGTTGTCCATCTTGGTCACACCGGTCGCGGAGAAGAGGCGCCATTCGTTGAAATTCATGGCCGTGTCGGTCCCAGAATTATTTTTTTCAGTGCATACGAATGCATAATGTGTGTATGGTGTCGTCGCATTTATACTCACGGTTTTGATATTTCCACCCTCCACATCTTCAAATCCAAAATCACTTATGTAAAAGAGTTTGTACCAATCCACCCCATTATTTGAACCAAATATATAACCTACTTTAGGGGATGTATTAAATCCATATGTTCCACCCCATACATTGAATGTCGAATGTGAAAGTACAATCGCATATGGTATTTTTATCGTAAGACTGGGTCCATTGTACCGTGTTCCACCGGCATCTACGAACACGTCGGGACCCGTGTATAAATATGTTGAATTTGAAAATCCCGACGTTCTCCACGAACCAGTCACTGTATTATAGTCGAATGCACGCCATGGCTCTGGCTTTTCTTGAATTATATTATAACTACTCGCACTCGCCTCATAGGTGCCGTGACCCTCGACGTAGGTGTTGAACCCAGTCATAGGCGCCACCGGATGTTCGGTGAACCCAGTCTCCAAACCAGACGCCGCGGTGGTCGTCACGATACCCCCATCGACACTGAACGATTCCGTGAAGAGGCGGAGTTCGCCCAAAATGAGGCGTGAATTAGTGGGATTACCCAAAATGTTTGTAACAACGATGGCGTAGTATTTATATTGTTCGGTTGCGTTTATGACGAATTGTTTTTGCACACCACCCGTATAATCATCCCCGGTTAATCCACTAAAAGAACCCAAAGTAGTCCAAGTTGTATTGTCATTTGAACTGATAATTGAAAATGCACTTGGCATACTCACTGTAAAAAGATCGCCACGCGATTGCAAAGATATATGTCTCAATTTTGTTTTGTATGGAAGTTCTAATTGGACCCATTCACCAGTCACACCACCAAGAGACTTTCCACCGGTGTGAGTATATGGGGATGTAGTCGCGTAGGACTGATCAGACGACCACCCATTTACATCGCCAATCGTTTTATTAAAAGAATTAAAAGCCGTAAAACCGGCATTCCCCTCACTCGACGCCGTCACCACATACTTCCCATGCCCTTGGATAGTCGTCGTGTCCCCAGTCAACGCACTTGGGGGTTGTTCGGACACCACCGCGAGTCTGTTCGTGAAGAGTCCCCCAGAGTCCATGACTTCCCCAGTGGTCTGGTCGTAGGTCATCACATTCGACGCCACCGTGGCGACTCGGAGAGGTTTGATGTAGGTTCGCCCCGTACCCTCAGTGTCTAGGGCGGACCCGGACGCATTGAGGACGACCGTATTGTCGTGTTGAGAGGTCTGACCCGCCAAGTAGCCCACGGCGACGGCATTGGTGCCTTGAGAGGTCTGACCCGCGAGGTAGCCCACAGCGAGGGCGTTGTTGCCTTGATTGTTGCTACCCGCGAGAGGACCCACAGCGACGGCGCCGTTACCTTGAGAGGTTATACCTGCTTGGTACCCCGCAGCGACAGCGGAGTTACCTTGAGAGGTCTGACCCGCTTGGTTCCCCACAGCGATGGCGTTGGTGCCCTGATTGTACCGACCCGAACTACGTCCCACAGCACTGGCGTAGGCGCCTTGAGAGGTCACACCCGCGAGGTAGCCCATAGCGGTGGCTTCGGCGCCTTGATTGTGCCGACCCGCGTCACTCCCCACAGCGACGGCTTGGGCGCCTTGAGAGGTGTTACCTGCGTCCTCCCCCACAGCAACGGTGAGGGTGCCTTGATTGTGCCGACCCGCGGCGGCACCCACAGCGACGGCGTTAACGCCTTGAGAGGTCTCACCCGCCAAGTATCCCGCGGCTATAGCGTTGGAGCCTTGATTGTACCGTGCCGCGTTGTCTCCCACAGCCGTGGCGTTGTTGCCTTGATTGCTTTGACCCGCAGTGTTCCCCACAGCGACGGCGGCGCTGCCTTGAACGGACTTACCCGCTTCCCGCCCCACAGCGACGGCGGTGATGCTTTGATTGTTACTACCCGCGAGGTGCCCCACAGCGATGGCGTAGTTGCCTTGAGAGGTGCCCCCCGCTGCAACCCCCATAGCGACGGCGAGGGTGCCTTGATTGAAACGTCCCGAATCGCGCCCCACAGCGACGGCTTGGGTGCCTTGAGCCGTCGCACCCGCCAAGTATCCCACAGCGGTGGCGTAGCTGCCTTGAGAGGTGCCCCCCGCTGCGCGCCCCACAGCGACGGCGGAGTCGCCTTGAGAGGACTGACCAGCGTAGTACCCCACAGCGGTGGCTTCGGCGCCTTGAGAGGTCTGACCCGCGAGGTACCCCACGGCGACGGCGTTGTTGCCTTGATTGGACTGACCTGCACCCCGTCCCACCGCAATGGCGTCGTCACTTTGAGTGTCCTCCCCTGCTTTATATCCTATCGCGATGCCGTACTGAGCTTGAACGTTACTACCCGCTTCACGCCCTATCGCAACGGCTCGCAGACCCTGATTTGTTTCGCCTGCTTGTTGTCCTATAGCAATAGCGGAGGCGCTTTGTCCACTCTGCCCCGCTAAGTACCCTACGGCGAGCGCGACCGTGTTCTGTCCAATCTGCCCCGCTTGATAGCCTATGGCGACTGTATACGTATTCTGTTCAGTCTGCCCAGCACCTGGGCCAATAGCGACGTAATTCTTCGTCGCATCATGGGCTTTCACGAAGACTTCACCACTCATCACGATGTTACTCGTGAGGTTGATGTCCCCCACGACGTCGAGGGTGTAGTCGGGGTCATCAGTCCCTATGCCAACTCTACCGTCTGCAGTGATACGCATCCTCTCACCTTCACTGATATCTACATGCCTCCCTGTTGAAAATACGATCTCCCCATCGGGTGATACACCAGAATTGTCAGCATTAACACATTTTATAGATGCAAGTTCATAATTAGGATAACCATCACCCGACCCATCCCTCGAATAAAACTCTAAACTACCTATCACCTGTCCAGGATCGACAGTAGTGTCACTTTCAACAAATCGTATGATAGGAGCATTACCTTCCAAATGTAACTTTGTATCTGGATTGGTCGTCCCCACCCCCACGAAGCCAGTCGTTGTGTCGACAAAGAGGTTCGCAGTCCCAACCTCTAGATTAGAACTAAACGTCTTCTCCCCCGAAATAGTCATATCCTCCGATTCAAGGGACGCAATCCTCACCACGTTTGAGGCCAAATTAGACCAAATGCTTACATTGGAGGTTTCCAAGTTTTCAATTCTCACCACGTTTGAGGCAAAGTCGCTCACATTCGAGGACTGAATCCCCGAGAGTGCAGAACCATCACCCGCAATGCTCGTGACTGTGAGAGCGCCGACATTGGCTTCACCCACAACGTCTAGGGTGTATCCGGGTACGGTTGTCCCGATCCCCACATTACCAGTGGTCCCATCCACCAAAAGGTTTAGTGTTCCAACTACCAGATTCCCAGATATTTCAGCCCCACCCTGCACTGAGAGTGATTGATTCGTCGCATTGACAACAGTCAATGGACCGTGAATACGTGTAGGTAATGGACTATTTGTATCAACTGCGATATGAATATCAGACGCACTGGAGAGTGTGTGTGCCAGTGTGAGACCTACACCCTCATCATAAAAAACGGCAACATTCGAGTCACCATCGGCGCGTTTCATGATTATACCCGTATCTGTAGTACCCGTACTTTCGGATGCAAGTAGGATAATTGGGTCTTTTACGTTGAGATTATCCGTATCTATAACAGTCACCGTGCCATCCACTGTCATTCCGGATGCATGAATATTACCAAATACTGTAAGTTTATTTATTCCTGTATCGTCTATATATACATTCGATCCAATGTCGAGTGTATGTATAGGATTCACATTTGCGATACCAACTTTTCCAGGAAAAGTTTGTACGTGTGTCGACGCCATTAATATTAATATATAAAAGATTTTACACTATTCCCATCTACACTAATTGTTTCTAATTTTCCATCTGGAGCTGATGACATATATTCTACAAAGATGTCACACCCATATGTGGTTCCACCAATCGCACTGGGTTCTATGATGACCATCGTCGGTGTCGTTGTGATTGCAGAACTCCAAGGTTTTGTATTTGTATTTCCGAATAAAGACACCGTTCCAGTCGCGATATCAAGTGATGATTCTGTACCATCTCGGGTTCCACCCTGAACATCTGCACGTAATGTACTCACTTCTTCGTTTCCATGAACTAATTGAGCTGTAAGCTTTGCATAAAAAACATTAGAACTGAATGTCATACCAACATTCGAAAATGTTATAGGTATATTAACGTTACTGTATGAATATTGTTTACACGCGTATGCATTTTTGTGTGTCACAATACCACCATTTGCAACTATACCCAAATCCGAGTTTGTAAACTGAATGGTATTTGATGTTGTATTACCCTGTCCAGTGACTTCTTCTAAATTGTACGCTGTCGTTATTTGAATCGCACCCAGTGTTAGCGTTGTACCCACGGACACATTGCCGTTCACAACGAGTACATTTGAACCATCGTCATCCACATACAAGTTTGATGCGACGGCAAAATCGTGTGTAGAGTTTGTATTCCCAACACCAAGTTTATTTGTATAGACTTCATCGGACCATGTATTTCCACGTACATACAACACGTTTGGACCCCCATCTTCGACGTATAAGTTTGAACCCACGTCGAGTGTGTGTATCGCGAGAGTATTTGCGACACCCACGTTACCGTAAGATACGAGACCCGTCGTTGGATTTGTAAACTCAATTGTGTTAGATGTCGTGTTACCCTCAGCAGTGACGTATTCTAACGCATACACGGATGCAATTTGAATACTATCCAACGTTATTCGATGTGCCGAAATATTCCCATCAACGACGAGTACATTTGACCCAGTATCTTCGATCCATAAGTTTGATCCAACTGAAAGATCGTGACCCGGGGAACTATTTGCGATTCCCACCGAGCCCACTGTAATTAAACTTATCGCGTTTTGTAGTTCAATCGTTTGGGACGTAACATTTCCATTGAGAACGATTTGCTCCAAGTTTGACGCAATATTTGAGAGAAGCCCCCCATCACCTTGGAAACGTGTGGCGTATACATTTCCATTCACATATAATACATTTGACCCGGTATCTTCAATCCATAAGTTTGATCCAACTGAAAGATCGTGACCAGGTGTACTATTTGCGATTCCAACCGAACCCGTTGTGATTAAACTTGTTGCATTTCTAAACTCAACGGTGTTTGATGTTACATTTCCATTAATAATAATCTCTTCAAAATCTGTCGCCAAATTCGAAAGAAACGAACCATCACCGATGAAGCGGACAGCTTGGACGTTACCTGACGCCACAAGACTCACGTCTGTATTTTTAAACTCAACTGTGTTTGATGTCACATTTCCATTAATAATAATTTCTTCAAAATCCGTCGCCAAATTCGAAAGAAATGAACCATCACCAATGAAGCGGACAGCTTGGACGTTACCTGAAGCCACGAGACTGAGATCTGTATTTCTAAACTCAACCGTATTTGATGTCGCATTTCCATTAATAATAATTTCTTCAAATGTGGTCACGAGACCTGTGAGATACGAACCATCCCCAATAAAACGCGTGGCGTATATATTCCCAGTGGCATGTATAATATTTGACCCCGTATCATCAATATACAGATTTGAACCCACGGAGAGGTCATGTTGAGGTGACGTGTTTGAAATACCAACGGATCCAGTTGTCACTATACTTATTGCGTTTCTAAACTCAACTGTATTTGATGTCACATTTCCATTAATAACAATTTGTTCAAAATCTGACGCTATATTCGAAAGAAGACCACCATCACCATCAAAAAAATCCGCATACACAGTTTCATTCACAGTTAAACTATTTTGTATTTGAACATTCCCCAAAACATCTAAGAAGAATATATTACTTACATCTGGAAGTATGTGTTCGTCTGTTACTGTGTTTTGTGTGTATCCCATTGAAAATCTATCTTCGTCACCGTGATGAATGAGCGCCACATTGTGCCCGGGATGTTCCATAATTATACCTGTATCCAAATCATGACTTGGATTATTGTTCGCGATACCTAAAATACGATCGCTAATGACAAGACTATTTGATGAAATTGAAATTGAATTACCAGTTATATATAAATTACCTGTAATTTCTGTATCCGCACTAATGATAATATTCCCGTTGTCCTTTCGTATGGGGGAGTCTACAAGATAATTATTAGCATCAACTATCGGTAAATAGTTGGGTGTAAGACTCGCCACAGATATGTTACTCCCAACATTCACATTCCCAGTTGTCGTGAGACCTGTGACGTTAATTGTATTAGATACAGTGTTCCCAGTGTTCACAACCTGTGCAAGAGTTTGAAGTTTTGTGAGAAGGTTTACTGGGTCAATCTTATTTAATGTATTTTTACCATCTGAGCCATCTGTGTACACATACGTGGGTGTTTCTGTGATAACATTCGCATTTGGAATAGCATTTGTACGACCGACACCTGTTACAGAAACAATACCTTGTGATGGGTGTGGTTTCACCACGAGACCAACGTTTTGAATGAGATTGGGAACTCCATTATATACACCTGTAGGGGCAACATTTGAGAGACCCCCAGGTACTGTATTACTCACGTATACCGTTTCACCCTCTCCGAAACTATCGAGTGCTGCACCATCTGCGCGCCCAAATGAGACGACCAGACCCTGTCCATTGAGCGCCAAATCTTGATACAAAATACCAATCGCAGGCATTTTTTGGGGGTCACGTGCATCCGCTCTATCAACGACAAATGTGTCGTTACCAACCGTGTCTGTCGCGTACACAACTTCACCTTTATTTAACGCCACATTCGCCTTTGCGTACAAAAATAAGTGATTCTGTTTTTGATTAACCCATTGTGTACCATCATATACAAGCATATCTTCATTGAGGGGTGTGGTTAACGTCACATTGTTCAATTGTCCAATATTGACGCCAACATTTGAGGTGAGATCAGTCGTTAATGCCGTTGTTGGGTTTGTAAACTCTACAGTATTTGATGCTGTATTTCCGTATGACGTGACCTGTTCAAGTGTTATATCCGTGAGTGTACTACCACTCCCAAAGTACCGAACCGCGGATATATTTGAATCCGCACCTATATCCCCCGCGACGTGAAGTGTATAATCAGGTGTATCCGTGCCAACACCCATATCACCCACGGTAACCACAGCTGTTCCAGGGTTGTTGAAAAATATCGTGTTAGACGTTGTATTTCCATATGATGTGACCTGTTCAAGGGTGATATGTGTCAAATTACTACCATTTCCATTATAATATGAAGCTGAAACATTGCCAGTAACATTTACATTCCGTGTTACATTTACATCTCTCGTCACGTCTATACTTGAAGAAGCAACTATATCACCCGTTACTTGTAGTTGCTTTGATACGATGGCATTTGATTTCATGTACACATTTCCACTCACATCCAATTGTTTCAAAACACTCACATTTGATTTTGCAAAAACATTTCCATCTACCGTTAGGTCTTTTGTTATACCCACATTTGACAAGGCATTTATATTACTAGTTACAGTGAGTTGTTTCGTAATAAATGCGTTTCCTTGTGTGTACAAATCACCACGAACCACAGCCTCGTGTGATACAACAATGTTAGATAACGCATATATGTTACCTGTGACATTTACATCTTTGGAGACATCTACATTCGTCAACGCGTGAATGTTTCCATATACATCAATATCTCGGGACACAATAACATTTGACAAGGCGTACACATTACCCGTGACATTGATATCTTGTGAGACATCAACATTTGATAAGGCTCTGATATCTTCAGTGACCGTAAGATCTTTGTTGACATTTATATTTGATGCGTAAATATCTCGAACAACTGCAAGATCTTTAGATACCACAACATTTGAGCCTGCGTAAATATGTCTCGTGACATTTAGATCTTTTGTTATATTGACATTTGATAACGCATACACATTCCCAGTGACATTAAGTTCTTTAGAGACATTGACATTTGATGACGCATAGACATTCCCAGTTACATTGAGTTGCTTGGAGACATCAACATTCGATAACGCGTACACGTTCCCAGATACATTCAGTTCTTTAGAGACATTGACATTTGATGATGCGTATACATTCCCGGTCACATTCAGTTCCTTGGAGACATTGACATTTGATGATGCATATACATTCCCAGTTACGTTGAGTTGTGCGAATGCGTTTGTATTTCCAGTGACATTGAGCGCCTTTGATACATTAACATTTGATGAAGCATACACGTTCCCAGAGACATTGAGTTCTTTCGACACATCTACATTTGAGTACGCGTGTACATTCCCACCAATAATGAGTTCCTTGGAAACTTCTAGATTTGACGATGCGTGTACATCTCCAAGGACATCCAACTCTGACAACAGATTTAAGTTTCCACCAATCGTTGCAATATTTGAAATTGAAATTGTATTCGCGTATAGTGTTTCATCGATTTTAGCATCTCCCCGAACAACTAAAATATTTGACGCCGTGTCATCAATGTATACATTTGAACCAACATCTAACGTGTGCGTCGGTGACGTATTTCCCACACCGACATTCGAATTCGTGACTAGAGAACCATACACGTGGACTTTAACGTTATTGTCGTTATTGGGTGTTAAATAATGTTCATATGCATTATTATCGGTGTATCCAATGAAAAACTCATCTTGGGTCTCTCTGTAACCTATACCCACATTTGACAGTGCGGATGAACGTGTCATCACAAAACCCAGATCAAACCCCGCCGTCGAATCATAATTGTTTTTACCAAGTTCAACAATGGAATCATCAATGAGAAGATTTTGTTGGGTTGTGAGTGTTGTATCCCCCAAAACTTCCAAGTTACCCACGACGAATAGGGTGTCTGAAACAAATACATTACCTGTGATATTCATTACATTTGATCCGGTGTCATCAACGAATACATTCGAACCTATATCAACGGTGTGTATTGGATTTGTATTAGCTATACCCACCGGTCCATATGTCACAAAACTTGTCGCTGTATTTTGAAATTCAACTGTATATGATGCAACATTACTGACAGCTAATACATCGTCAAGTGATCTGTTTATATTTTCCCCAGAATCTACAACTTCGTGTGTCACTGTATTATATACTAGTGTGTTTGATAGAACATTTGACACGTAACGAACAGGGGCTACGTGAAATCCACTCACAGGTGCATCAATAATTTCTGACGACGCATTGATGATTATAGAATTTTCCGCCTGTTCATCTGGAGTGTATTTACCTATTCTGATCCTCTCGGATCTTTCAATAGTGTTCAAGTTCTTCACCATTTATATAATAAGTCATTTTAATTTATTACATTTGAGTCCAACCAGTCTTTTTGTATCCCATAAATGTATCCAATTCTATATCGTACACTATGAGACCCGGTTCGGGTTTTTTAATATTTTGAATGTCCTCCGTCGTCATACGGGGAACTAATAAACCACGCGTTGTGGAGTTTATCGCGAGTGCTGCAGACGCACAAGGTGTCGACGAGCCAACTGTGACTGAACCGTTACCATCTATAGTCATACTATCTGTAAGTTCACCATTAGGTCTCTTTGTTTTGAAAACTAGACCACCGGGGCGACCGGAGCTTAGACCCGCGTTAGCCTTGGTATACGCGTTAATTTGTGCGAGTTCATTAATTTTAATCGCATCGACTTCACCCAATTGTGATACGGCATTTGGTAAACTGAAAATAGATATTTTTGATGTTGGTTGGGTTGTACCCACCCCAATATTACCAAAAGTTGTTAACGATACATTTTGATTTTCAAGTGTGAGTGTATTTACGGTGTTACTTTGACATGACGTCACGCTGTGTAGAGTTGGGACTGGTACATCTTCAAGGATCTTTATTCGAGTGTCAATGGTAGGAAGTTGTATTTTGAGTGTAGAGATGTCAGTTTCGGATGTGTGAATATTTGACACGAGGGATTCGAGTGGATTAAAACGCACAATTTCCTTGGCGATATCGTCTATACGCGTGGATACATGTGTTTCCAAGTACTTAATTTGACTGGGTGTATTTCGCGCGAGTGTACTCAATTGTAATTGTATGGGTTCAATGTCGTCAATCTTTTTTATGGTGGATTCAATCGTTGTAACTTTTGTAGTTAAACCCGAAATCTTTGATGCATTTGTATCTATCCCACCAATCATACTTTCAAGGTGTCGTACACGTGGAATAACACGTTCCACAGTTCGGATAGAATCTTCAAGTAAAGGTATAGATGTAAGTGTATCTCGGACGGCATTCACATCTCGAATGATTTGTGTTACATCTGGAATTGTAGGTTTTATAGATTTAACTTCCTTTTCCAAATAACTCATGCGTTGTGGAAGTTGGTGGGTGGATGTCGATGTCACATAGTTTTCAAGCATTTGAACTTTTGGTTCAAGTGGCTTCAATGCATCGATCGCGTGTGCAACTTGGATGGTTGTCTCTTCAAGGGGTGCGATACGTTTTATTTCGTCTTGAACTCCCTTGACGTCCAACTCGACCAACTCAACGCGAGATGGAAAGAGTTCAAGTTTTTCAATTCTACTCACATTTGATTCCAAATCTTTGGTATGTGCAATACCTGTAAGTTTTTGCCCATCCCCGATAAATGTGGGTGCGATGACACTGGATCGCGAGACAATTGACCCCCCATGTATGACTTTTTCAACATACACACTATTGAGATTTAATGATGCATTATTGAGATCTTTCAATTGCTGAATTGATATATTCGAGAGAAGACCACCATCTGCACGCAGTGCATTGGTCACATTGATATTTTCAAATGTATCCCCAATTTCAAAATCAAATTGAACATTTGAGAGAAGTCCCCCATCACCGTAAAATGTCCGAGCATGAATATTCCCATCAACTTTCAGATCCTTATTCACATTGAGGTGTTTGTCCTTTTCCGAAAACTTTAGTTCGACATCACCACCACTTCGACGCATAATGATGCCCACATCTTCACTATTTTTTGTATTACCCTTTGCAATCTCAAAAATTGGATTATCCACATAGTAACTATGAATCGTATTTGAATTCACAACATCGAGATTTTCCACTTCCAGTGAAGAAATCTTCAATTTTTGACCACCGACATCGATTATTTCTTTAGTTGTACAATCATATGCGAGAAGGTTGGACGCATGTCCATACCTAATTGGTGTCACATAAAATCCACTGTGTTCGATGTTGTCAATATTTGCATTCGAAGCATTAAGTACTATTGAATTATGTGGTTGATCACACTCTGTAAAACGACCAAGACGCACCTTGTGCGTGGGTTGGGTTACACCAGTAGTTTTAACCATTTATATATTCCCTGATTTTAATTTGCATACACTAAACCCGCCATACCATTTTCTATCCTGAGAATGTTGTAGTTTACGGCGTAAATTGTATCATTTAATATTTGACTTTCACTATGTATTTTAGCGTTTTCAATTCGACTAAAGTTGAGAGATCCAGTTGGTTGGTGAAGGCTTGTTGTGATACAGAATGGATGCATGAATATATCGGGTGAAGTCACATAGTTTGTGTGATAGTAGTGCGAAACATCCATAAAATGTGGTCTCGCCCATTTGTAATTTGAAAGATCAACTCCATTTATACTCAATTTAATTCGATTTGATGTGGACGTCAAAGGACTTGTTCCACTATTGTTTGAACTTACAATGAACTTTACTGGGTGATTAAAGTTGAGACTTTGAATGTGATCCCCGGAACCAATATTCTTTTGCACTTGGTAAATCAACATATCATGACTACGCGACGCAATATTACCACGCTCTTCATTATCAAGATAATAATAGTTCGAATGACATTCCCAGTTATAGTTTGCAGCACTTGATCCCCATCGTACTCTCAATTCAACATCGTGATATTGAAGTGCTGTGAGTGGTATCGCGGATTGCGCACCCTCGCAAAAGAAAAATCGAAGTGGGTAGAAGTAGGAGCTTGCGGTACTACCACCTGGGTGTGGCCCATTTGAGCATTTACTGAGATTTTGGGCAAGAAGATCAACCGCAATGTTTTCACAAAATGTAGAATCTTGTTCATCGATCACCTGACCACCAATCACAAGTTGAACACTTTCAATGAGACTTTCCCAGTTTGTAGTGTCCATGGCTTGACCACCGTTATCAATCGTAAAGTATGTGTATCCCAAAAGATCACCACTTCGTTCTATACGAATTGTCGATAGAGAGTTATTTTTCACATGTCCATGTATAATTTGCTTCTCAATGGATTGCGAAAAATTAGAGTGTCTCTTAAATGTCGAATTGAAGAATGATATCTCCGGACTTCCAACAATGTATTCATCCTGAGCACCGATACATACAAGTTGAACAATACCCGCAGACATTGTATACTACTTTAATACGAGAAAATTACAAGTTTGGTTTTCTACACACGAATCGAATAACTAAAAAGTTGTGACCCACGACGTCGGGGTTCTTAATCGTAGCACCACTTTGGTCCCGGATTGTCACTCTAAATCTATCAATGCTGCGAATTGGGTCAATGTATTGTGTCACAATGGGATAGTCATTCTTGAAACTAATAAGTTCCGTGTCCGCTGTAACAAGACTCGCGAACGAGTTGCGAAGAACTGTCATCGTCGGCTGACCACCAAGTGTATTTGAGGCACGGTCGTTGAAGTTGGTGTCAAGTTCGTCAATGGAAATGTAACAGTGTTCGGTGGAAATATTAGAATGAATGTGAGCCGCGAGAAGTCTGGCCTGAACAACATTGCGAATAGGTTGTTCAAGATAACACGTAAATGTATTGGCACTGGATTGGCCAATTGAATCTATGGTAATTGTATGGTACTCATAGTTGAGATCCGGGATACTCTCGGTTAATGAAGTGATCAAAGCCATTTAGTATTAGCTTAGATTAAAGATCCGCCAATTCCATCCTCGATCCCATACCCAGCTTGGTCATCGACAAGTTTTTGAGCACCACAAATACCACCTGGAGTCAAAGACTTGCTGTATGGTGATTCCCCACCAGCTGTTCCAGCGGTACACTCAATCTTGTGTTCAAGGTTGAAGAGGGATTCTTCACTGATCGCCTTAATGGCGATTGGTCTGGGTTGGTAGGTACTTCTCGTGGCAGTGAGTGCGACGATAATCGCCAACAAAACAAAGATGGATGTGATCGCATTGCGGTTGGCCTTGTTGAACGTAAACATTTATACTATGTGTACATATTTTTTCTAAAGTGCGTTAAAGGTAATTTAATAGTTTCCCTATAGAGAGTAGATGGACGAAGAAATCGTACTCGACAGAGGAAGTACACATGTCATGAAACTTGACGCTGACGAACAAGCTCTGATGGATGAAATTGAAATATCAATTCCACGTTCTCAGCCTGTGAAACGAAATAATCCTGAAAGTTACAAACAGCGACCCCAGCAACAACAGCAACACCAAGAGGCGATGGATGCGTTTGTAAATCCAAACAAACAATCAGCCCCAGCACAACCCCGCATGGATGAAGAGATTGATTACGGTGAAGACGAACCAATGTTCTTTGACGACGACGAATCCCCTGGTGGACAGGAGGAACAACCCTCAAAGGGGTACAATTCAATTGACGAGGAAAAGAGTGATCTCTTGAATAAACTTGGACGCCTTGAGAAGAAAGGCTTTGCAGTGAATAAGCGCCTTACGGCATATTCAAGTGTAGACGAACTCCGTACAGAAGTTAAGCGTATCACATATAGTATAGACGTCGAACAATCAATTCGATTTTCGAGACGTATGTTGGTTGCGTGTGTGACGGGTCTTGAGTTCTTAAACAAAAGGTACAACCCATTTGAAATTCAACTCGAGGGATGGTCGGAGAGTGTGATGGAAAATGTGGATGACTATGATACAGTGTTCGAAGAACTCTACGTGAAGTATAGATCCAAGGTCACCGTTGCCCCAGAAATCCGCCTCATCATGATGCTTGGTGGATCTGCGATGATGTTCCACTTGACAAATAGCATGTTCAAGTCGGCACTACCAAATATGAATGATGTCATTAAGCAAAACCCAGATCTTGTTAAAAATATGATGGCCGCTGTTCAGAACACAACGAGAGCACCTGAACAGGCAGCCCCCGTTGGTGGTACAGGCAATTATGAAATGCGAGGCCCAGGTTTAGATATTTCCAGTCTTATGGGTGGCATTATGATGCCACCCCCGCCCCCAATGAATACGTCACCTATCGCGAATCGTTCAGAGCCAGACTTGGACGACGATGATATGTCGGACATCGTATCTATATCAGGAGAATCAACAGGGGGGGAGGTGAAAGAAGTAAATGTAGATGCATCCAAACCCAAGAAGACCCGGCGAAAGAAGAAGACAGAAATTAATCTCTAGATACAGTATAAATGATAGGTTACTGTCCCCTGGAGGAAGAACCTCCTGTGCGACAACCACAGGTGGCTGTCGCTAAACAGCCCGAACCCAGGATGGGTTTCGAAGAAACCGAATGTAATTACATCGTGATGGCATTCATCGCGGGTGTTCTTATTTTAGCCATAACTGATTCCATGCAAAAGTAAAAAGTGTATCTTTTTTACCTCGTTTGATTTATGAAACTTGGTAAAAAAGTTTGTATTTATGTGTACCACTGTCTAATAAACGACATTAGACCAACTTCGCAGACACGAGCGCCGCCTTGTAGTTGACGTGATCCACGAGGGTATATACGGGCTCGGTTTCACCCGTCTCTTCCCAGACGATTTGACCGTTTTCATCGAGGACATCGACAAGTTCTTGGCGAATCTCAGTTTCGTCGTATGCACCTTCTTCTAACTCCACGGGGCTCTCTACAATGTCCACTCTGTAGTAGACAGTCTTTTGTGTATCGGTGTAATCGGCTTGTTCTTCGGGTGTCAATGCGTTGTACGCGTCAACAGACACGTCGGTATAGGTCACCACACTTCCGCCACTAACCGTCTCGTACTTTCGCTTGCTCACTTCGTTCCCATCGGCGTCGAAATACACAGTATCGCGACCCTTCTCGTGAATCTTTCGATACACGGTTTCGATTTTCTTCGTCTTGCGTCGTTCGCACAAGTTTTGTTCGTATTCATATAAATCGGCGATGACTTCAGTCTTTTGAATGTAGTACACCACATTCGAGATTTCTCGTTTTGGCACATGAATGGGCCTTCGCACGGGCTCTGTGAAATCACAGTCTTGGGTAACCTTGGCGACTGTATAGTTCATAAGAGCGCCGTCACCCTGTTTTTGTGTATACCCGGGAGCCACATTGGACGTGGTCACGAGATCGCCAGACTCGAGGGGTCCACCGACGTCTGTGACCCAGATTTGAGTATCACCCTTGGTGTCCACGAGCGTATCGTAATCGTTGGTATCAGTCGTTTTGTTAGACACGACCCCATACCATTTCTTGTCCATATAGACATTCGAGAGGGCGACGATGGGTGTCGCGGTCGTCTTGTGGGCGTTCGCGTTCGCACTCACGACGCAACCCACGATATTTTGACCCCACGCGTTCGAGACGGTGGTCTTGGACCTCGGAAGTTCCGCGACGATTTCTTGGATGGACTTGATCGTGTACGGAATGAGTTGATCGTATTGAACTTGTGCTGGATCACTCCCCCACGCGGAATAGTCGGGATCTTGTTGAATATCACCTGGAACTGGTTGGGGTGGCTTCTCGGGTGTCGGATCGGCGTACGCCCCCAAATGGACTGTGTGTCTCAATTCTGGGGCGTCGTACCACACGTCTTGTGCCATCAAACCAGACTCGTAATGTGAAATGTCTGGTTCATCCAATTTGAACTTCTTGAAGTAACTCTGGGGGGACAGTTTCATGAGCGTCGTGGTCGCGTCCTTGATGCGAACCTCCTTGACCTTCAAACGATCGTCTGAGGAGGAGTATGAAATCTCACCACTCGAGGTATCGTAATACATCGCCGTACCAGTCTGGCTGCGCAGGGGTTTCACGAAGAAGGCGGAGTCGGCGTTTGTGTTCAAGAAGAAACCAGAGGCGTTGAGGGCGATTGAATTGATGTGTTGATTGGCCCAACCCGTCCAAGCCCCCACAGCGACGGCGTAGGTGCCTTGATTGCTCTTCCCCGCTTGGGACCCCACAGCGACGGCTCGAGTCCCTTGGGTGGATTGCCCAGAGTTAGAACCAATAGCCACGGCTTCGCTGCCTTGATTGGAGATACCCGCGTAGTACCCCACAGCGACGGATTGAGAGCCTTGATTGTACCGAGCCGTATTGTACCCCACAGCGACGGCGCGCTCGCCTTGAGAGGTCTGACCCGCAAACGCTCCCACAGCGATGGCGAAGGGGCTTTGAATGATTTCACCCGCCTCGAACCCCACACCGACGGCGCGAGAGCCTTGACGATTGTAACCCGCGTAGGTCCCCACGGCGGTGGCGTCGGCGCCTTGAGAGGTCCTACCCGCACGGTACCCCAAAGCCGTGGCGGAGTCGCCTTGAGAGGACTGACCCGTTACGACCCCCACAGCGACGGCGCGAGAGCCTTGATTGTACTGACCCGCGTGGTTCCCCACGGCGGTGGCGTAGATGCGTTGAGAGTTCTGACCCGCACCGGACCCCACAGCTGTGGCTTGCTGACCTTGATTGTTGCTACCCGCGTTGATCCCCACGGCGACGCCTTGGATCCCCTGATTGGACCGACCTGCACTGCTCCCCACAGCGACGGTGTTGTCGCGTTGAGAGTTCTGACCCGCTTGGTAGCCCATAGCCACCGAAAATGAATTCTGCCCCAATTCACCGGATTGAAAGCCAATAGCCACGGATTGAGATCCTTGGCTCACACGCCCAGATTCATGTCCAATAGCCACGGATTGAGATCCTTGGGTGGATTGTCCAGATTGATAACCCATAGCCACCGAAAATGAATTCTGCCCCAATTCACCGGATTGAAAGCCAATAGCCACGGATTGAGATCCTTGGGTGGACTGACCCGCTTGGTAGCCCATAGCCACAGATTGATCCCCTTGGTCAATTTGACCGGATTGGTAGCCCATAGCCACAGATTGAGAACCCTGATATGATTGACCCGCACTGTCACCCATAGCCACAGATTGAGTCCCTTGATAAGACTGTCCAGTGTTAGAACCAATAGCCACCGAGATGGCATTTTGGTACAGTTCACCCGCTACATAACCGATAGCGACCGATCCAGACCCTTGGTAGCTCTGCCCAGCATTGTAACCGAGAGCCACAGATTGAGAACCCTGATATGATTGACCCGCACTGTCACCCATAGCCACAGATTGACCCCCTTGGTAGGACTCTCCCGCATCGAAGCCAATAGCTATGGATTGAGTATTCTGATAGGACCGCCCAGCAGAAGTTCCAATAGCCACTGAGAATCCACGTTGGGCCACTTCACCCGATAGATAGCCAATAGCTACGGAACCAGTTGATTGTCCGGATTGTCCCGCATTGAAGCCAATAGCCACGGATTGAGTATTCTGACCAAATTGAGCGGATCGAAACCCCATAGCCACACATTGAGTAGACTGATTTCTTTCACCGGCCTCATAACCTATCGATACCGATGAAGACCCCTGAATAAACCGACCACATCGATAACCCATGGCAATGGAGAGGGCATTTTGTCCAGTTTGACCCGCCTCGTAACCAATAGCCACAGTTTGTGGTTGTTGATAAAGTTGACCTGCTTGGTATCCCACACTCACGGAATTAGACCCTTGAAAATACAGGCCACAATTATAACCCATAGCTACGGATTGAGATGCTTGCATAAATGTTCCACATCCATAGCCAATGGTCACAGATCTGACATTCTGGGAATATCGCCCAGCTTGAAACCCAATAGCCACAGTTTGGGTATTTTGATTTATCTCACCCGCGTTATCACCTATTGCTACGGATTGTGTCCCCTGGTAAGACTGTCCAGCATTCGAACCGATAGCCACAGATTGGGCATTTTGTGATAATTCACCCGCCACGTAACCAATAGCCACAGATTCAGACCCTTGGTAGGACCGACCTGCTCGGTAGCCCATAGCCACGGATTGGGTGTTTTGTCCCGACTCACCCGCGTTGTCACCCACAGCCACAGATTGAGTTGCTTGGTAGGACTGTCCAGCGTTAGAACCAATAGCCACGGAGAGGGCATTTTGGGACAGTTGACCCGCCACATAACCAATCGCCACGGATTCAGACCCTTGGGACGTCTTACCAGATTCAAAACCCATAGCTACTGATTTTGTACTTTGATTTGTAAAACCCGATTGATAACCCACAGCCACTGATTGAGTTCCCTGGGTTGTTTCACCAGATCTAAAACCCACAGCTACCGACTGAGTTCCCTGGTTGGTCTGACCAGATTCACGACCGATGGCTACTGCACTGGCTCCCTGGGTTGTCTGTCCAGCCTGGTATCCGATGGCTACCGAATTAGTTTGTTGGTTTGTTTCTCCAGACCTAAAACCAACCGCGACTGAATTATCTTTCTGAGTTGTTTGTCCAGCTTCAAGACCAATAGCTACTGCATTGGATCCCTGTGTTGTCTCACCAGCTCGAACACCCACGGCAACTGCGTTATTTTTTTGATTTGTCTCTCCAGCTTCTAGACCTATAGCCACTGCACTTATACCCTGACTCGTCTTACCAGCTTGATAACCCACAGCCACGGATTGTGACTTTTGACCACTTTGACCCGCATTGTCACCCACAGCCACAGATTGACCTCCCTGGTAGGACTGCCCAGCGTTAGAACCAATAGCCACCGAGAGGGCATTTTGGGACAGTTCACCTGCCACGTAACCAATAGCCACAGATTCAGACCCTTGGTAGGACTGACCCGCTTGGTAGCCCATAGCCACCGAAAACGAATTCTGCCCCAATTCAGCAGATGTGTCACCAATGGCCACAGATTGAGACCCTTGACTCACCCGTCCAGATTCATGTCCAATAGCCACGGATTGAGATCCTTGGGTGGATTGTCCAGATTGAAAGCCCACAGCCACGGATTGCTCCCCTTGGCCAACCTGACCAGATTGGTAGCCCACAGCCACGGATTGGGTATTCTGCCCTTTTTCACCCGCGTTGTCGCCCACAGCCACGGATTGAGTTCCCTGGTAGGACTGTCCGGAGTTAGAACCAATAGCCACCGAGAGGGCATTTTGGGACAGTTCACCCGCAACATAGCCAATAGCCACGGATTCAGACCCTTGGGACGTCTTACCAGATTCAAAACCCATAGCTACTGATTTTGTACTTTGATTTGTAAAACCCGATTGATAACCCACAGCCACCGATTGAGTTCCTTGGGTTGTTTCACCAGATCTAAAACCCACAGCTACCGACTGAGTTCCCTGGTTGGTCTGGCCAGATTCAAGACCGATAGCCACTGCGCTGGCTCCCTGGGTTGTCTGTCCAGCCTGGTATCCAATAGCTACCGAATTAGTTTGTTGGCTTGTTTCTCCACACTTAAAACCAACCGCGACTGAGTTACTTTTCTGATTTGTTTGTCCAGCTTCAAGACCGATGGCTACTGAACTGGCTCCCTGTGTTGTCTCACCAGCTCGAACACCCACGGCAACTGCGTTATTTTGTTGATTTGTCTCTCCAGCTTCTAGACCTATAGCCACTGCACTTGTACCCTGACTTGTCCTACCAGCTTGATAACCCACAGCAACTGATTGTGACTTTTGAGCTATTTGTCCCGCGTTGTCACCCACAGCCACGGATCGACTTCCCTGGTAGGACTGCCCAGCGTTAGAACCAATAGCCACGGAGAGGGCGTTTTGGGACAGTTCGCCCGCTACATAACCAATAGCCACGGATTCAGACCCTTGGTAGGACTGACCCGCTTGGTAGCCCATAGCCACCGAAAATGAATTCTGCCCCAATTCACCAGACGTGTCACCAATGGCCACGGATTGCGATCCTTGGCTCACACGCCCAGATTCATGTCCAATAGCCACGGATTGAGATCCTTGGGTGGATTGTCCAGATTGAAAGCCCACAGCCACGGATTGCTCCCCTTGGCCAACCTGACCAGATTGGTAGCCCACAGCCACGGATTGGGTATTCTGCCCTTTTTCACCCGCGTTGTCGCCCACAGCCACGGATTGAGTTCCCTGGTAGGACTGTCCGGAGTTAGAACCAATAGCCACAGAGAGGGCATTTTGGGACAGTTCACCCGCTACATAACCAATCGCCACAGATTCAGACCCTTGGGACGTCTTACCAGATTCAAAACCCATAGCTACTGATTTTGTACTTTGATTTGTAAAACCCGATTGATAACCCACAGCCACTGATTGAGTTCCTTGGGTTGTTTCACCAGATCTAAAACCCACAGCTACCGACTGAGTTCCCTGGTTGGTCTGACCAGATTCAAAACCCATAGCTACTGCATTGGATCCCTGTGTTGTCTCACCAGCTCGAACACCCACGGCAACTGCGTTATTTTTTTGATTTGTCTCTCCAGCTTCTAGACCTATAGCCACTGCACTTGTACCCTGACTTGTCCTACCAGCTTGATAACCCACAGCAACTGATTGTGACTTTTGAGCCTTTTCACCCGCGTTGTCACCGATAGCCACAGATTGAGTCCCTTGGTAGGACTGCCCGGAGTTAGAACCAATAGCCACAGAGAGTGCATTTTGGGACAGTTCACCCGCTACATAACCAATAGCCACGGATTCAGACCCCTGTCTGGATCGCCCTGCGTTGTTACCTACAGCCACAGATTGCTTGCTCTGCCCAATCTGACCAGATTGGTACCCCATAGCCACGGATTGGGTATTTTGACCATTTTGACCCGCGTTGTCACCCACAGCCACGGATTGACTTCCCTGGTAGGACTGTCCAGCGTTAGAACCAATAGCCACCGAGAGGGCATTTTGGGACAGTTCACCCGCTACGTAGCCAATAGCCACGGATTCAGACCCTTGTCTGGATCGCCCCGCGTTGTTACCTACAGCTACGGATTGCCTACTCTGACCACTTTGACCAGATTGGTAGCCCATAGCCACGGATTGGGTATTCTGTCCCTTTTCACCCGCGTTGTCACCGATAGCCACAGATTGAGTCCCTTGGTAGGACTGCCCGGAGTTAGAACCAATAGCCACCGAGAGGGCATTTTGGGACAGTTCACCTGCCACATAACCAATCGCCACGGATTCAGACCCTTGGTAGGACCGACCCGCTTGGTAGCCTACAGCCACGGATTGCTTGTTCTGACCACTTTGCCCAGATTGGTAGCCCATAGCCACAGATTGGGTATTCTGCCCCTTTTCACCCGCATTGTCACCCACAGCCACGGATTGAGTTCCCTGGTAGGACTGCCCGGAGTTAGAACCAATAGCCACCGAGAGGGCATTTTGGGACAATTCACCTGCTACGTAGCCAATAGCCACGGATTCAGACCCTTGGTAGGACTGACCTGCTTGGTAGCCCATAGCCACCGAAAACGAATTCTGCCCCAATTCACCAGATGTGTCACCAATGGCCACAGATTGAGACCCTTGACTCACGCGCCCGGATTCATGTCCAATCGCCACGGATTGAGATCCTTGGGTGGATTGTCCAGATTGAAAGCCCACAGCCACGGATTGCTCCCCTTGGCCAACCTGCCCAGATTGGTAGCCCATAGCCACAGATTGGGTATTCTGCCCCTTTTCACCCGCATTGTCACCCACAGCCACGGATTGAGTTCCCTGGTAGGACTGCCCGGAGTTAGAACCAATAGCCACCGAGAGGGCATTTTGGGACAATTCACCTGCTACGTAGCCAATAGCCACGGATTCAGACCCTTGGTAGGACTGACCTGCTTGGTAGCCCATAGCCACCGAAAACGAATTCTGCCCCAATTCACCAGATGTGTCACCAATGGCCACAGATTGAGACCCTTGACTCACGCGCCCGGATTCATGTCCAATCGCCACGGATTGAGATCCTTGGGTGGATTGTCCAGATTGAAAGCCCACAGCCACGGATTGCTCCCCTTGGCCAACCTGCCCAGATTGGTAGCCCATAGCCACAGATTGGGTATTCTGCCCCTTTTCACCCGCATTGTCACCCACAGCCACGGATTGAGTTCCCTGGTAGGACTGCCCGGAGTTAGAACCAATAGCCACCGAGAGGGCATTTTGGGACAATTCACCTGCCACGTAACCAATAGCCACGGATTCAGACCCTTGGTAGGACTGACCCGCTTGGTAGCCCATAGCCACCGAAAACGAATTCTGCCCCAATTCACCAGATATGTGACCAATGGCCACGGATTGAGATCCTTGAGTGGATTGACCGGAATGGTAACCGATCGCGACCGACTGCTTACCCTGCCCAATTTGACCAGATTCATAACCCACCGCTACAGATTGGGTATTTTGTGAAGACTGTCCCGCGTTAAGACCAATGGCCACTGAATATGGATATTGTGAGGTCATACCAGATTGGTGGCCCAATGCAACCGATTGTTCACCTTGTGACGTCTGCCCAGCTCTAAAACCAATTGCAACCGATTGGATATTTTGCGCGGTTTGTCCAGATTCGTAACCCACCGCAACAGACTTTGACCCTTGGTTTGATTGACCAGCTTGATAACCGACGGCAATAGCTTGTGATTTTTGACCGGATTGCCCCGATTGATATCCAATGGACACAGTCTTTGCATTTTGATTTATCTCACCCGCGTTATCACCTATTGCTATGGATTGTGTCCCTTGATACGACTGTCCAGCATTCGAGCCGATAGCCACAGATTGGGCGTTTTGTGATAACTCACCCGCTACGTAGCCCATCGCTACCGATTCAGATCCTTGATAGGATCGCCCCGCGTGGTAACCTAATGCCACCGACTGAGCTTCCTGCACGATTTGACCAGATTGATATCCCATCGCCACAGATTGTGTATTCTGGCGTATCTCACCCGCGTTATCACCAATGGCCACAGATTGGGTCGCTTGATATGATTGCCCGGCATTGGAACCAATAGCCACGGAGAGGGCGTTTTGTGACAATTCACCAGCCACATACCCCAACGCGACAGATTCGGATCCTTGATAGGATCGTCCCGCGTTGTATCCGATAGCCACTGAAAACGCATTCTGTCCCAATTCACCGGATGTATCACCAATTGCAATCGATTGTGAACCTTGAGATTCTCGCCCAGATTCGTGACCTACGGCTACAGATTGGATCCCTTGACTGGTTTGACCAGATTGATAACCAACCGCTACAGATTGAGTACCTTGGGAGGTTTTTCCAGCTTGATAGCCAACGGCAACAGATTGTGTATTCTGATGTATCTCACCGGCGTTATCGCCGAGGGCTACAGATTGAGTCCCTTGATAGGATTGTCCAGCATTAGAGCCAATAGCCACGGACAAGGCATTCTGTGATAATTGTCCCGCCGCGTAACCCATGGCTATAGATTCAGACCCCTGACTGGTTTGACCCGCGTTGTAACCAATTGATACGGATTGTATTCCTTGTGATGTTTGACCAGATTGAAAACCAAGCGCGGTTGATGTATCCCCTTGTCCCGTTTGTCCAGATTTATAACCAACCGCGGTAGATTGATCCCCTTGATTTAGCTGTCCAGCTTGATACCCGATCGCAGTGGATTGATCCCCTTGGTTTGACTGTCCAGCTTGATAACCAAATGCCAAAGTCTCATCACCTTGATTAATTTCAGCGGTACCAAAACCCAAAACAATACTATTATTACCTTGACCAACGCGACCACATTGATACCCTATCGCGATTGATTGCGAACCTTGACCAATCTGCCCAGCTTGATATCCAAGGGCGATACTTTGCGCATTCTGACCAATTTGACCAGATTCGAAGCCGACGGCGACTGCTTGCGAACCTTGTATCGATTGTCCTGATCTATATCCGATAGCTACAGACTGCACATTTTGATTAACTTCACCACATTCTTGACCAACCGCCACAGATTGGGATCCTTGTTTTTCTCTACCCGCGTGATACCCAACCGCAACAGACTTTTCACCTTGATTGGTGAAACCAGATTCTGAACCGAGCGCGATCGCATTTACACCCTGTGACGTTTTACCTGCATCTTTACCAATTGTAATCTCATCAAAGTTATAATTTATAGATGTAGGTGGAGTTGTTGTTGTAGCCTGAGTATCATCTTCGTTGAGCTCAGCCAAAAATACATGTGTGAATCGACCCGCGTTTCCTACGAAAGGCATTACTACTATTAGTTGGCGAATAAAATACCGCCCAAACCATTTCGTATTCTAAGAACATTATAGTTAACAGCGTATGCAGTAAGTTCGGTATCACTCGTACGATTTATTCCTTTTACAATATCTCTTATGACAATTTTTGCGTTATCTAATCTACTAAAATTACAGGTACCCGTGGGTTTATACTCCGATGCATTCTTACAAAAGTGGAATGCATAATATCGTGTATATTGGGGGCAGTTGGATGTATCAACAAAGTTTACTAAACCATATTTGGAATTGACATAACTTTGTACAAGATGAAAGTACAACGGAGACATATTTTCTAATATTGATGTACCGTTCAGATATATATCCGCAGTACTAAATGATAATTTGTCTTCTTCAATCAAACCACCCTTTGCTTGGTAGCCAAAAAATAAACTCTTCACTGGATGATTAAAGGATGAAATATCAAAAGTTGTTCTAGGATTCTCTATAGGACTTTTAGTGGATTGGACTTGAGTGATGATCAAATCGGTTGGAGTATTTGTAAACTTAATTCTTTCATCCGAATCCAAGAAGATATAATTCCCGTAACACTTTATGTCGGATGCACTCTGGTTTGCAAAATTTACCCGTATTTCAACTTCTTGAAATTGAAGTGCCACGAGGGGTAAGAACATATCGTGATCACAGAAGAAGAAATGCATTGGAAAAAATCGAGTAGAAGACTGAGACGTTTTGTTAAAGATTTCTTGAGCCTTCACAAAGTTCTCCGCGTGATAATTCTGCCATATATCAGCAACGAAATCAAATGTGTGTGAATCAATTTTAACACCACCAATATAAAGATCAAAGACAGCACCGTCAAATTTAGTGATTAAATCCGTACCTTCAAACCACACTGAGTTTATAAGATCACCCCATGTGGGTATAATGATGGAATTGTCCGTCGCTGTGATCGTTTTTATAAGTCTTGGTGCTTGTGCAAAATTGGTGTGTCTCTTGTATTTCATACTGAAGAGCGACATACCTTCGTCACTTGTTAAATAAACGTCTTGAGTACCTTTAGAAACAAGTTGTACTAATGCACCAGACATTTATTTATTGTTCAGATTATAAAAATAGACACTTTCCCTGAGGGAAGTCTGGTTTTTCTTCGGTGTCCGCCTTCCCGTGTATCTTGAAACCACCTTGGCGATACACCTTCATTCTCTTGTAGTACATAGCTGTAAAGATAGACCAGGGGTCGTGGACATCATAGATGTGGGGATTGTTCTTTTTTCCCTTGGTCTCTCGCATAATACGACCAATACTCTGTACAATATCGGACTTTGGAGACGCCAGAATAACTGTATCCAGAGTTGGTATATCCAGACCCTCGTGGGCTTGACTAAACGTCGCAAATATGATTTTCTTTTGGGAAGACGCCTGGAGATCCACCTCCTTCATACCACCCATATAGAGGCCCGAGTTCTTTGGAAAACACTGGTGAAGCATCTCACAATGCCATCTCCGGTCACTGAGTACGAGGAGTTGTCGTGTCCCTGCGGACGCTTTTTTAACCAGTTCCACGAGCATTTGGTTTCTCTTCCTGTCCTCGACAACCTCTGTGACCATATTGGGCATTGACAACTTCCCATTTCGTGTACATGGTGGGGCATTTCTATAGTTTTGGGACTCGTATACGATTGGAAACACCTCCACCTGTTCTTGGTTCTTTCTCTCCACCGCAAAAAATGTTGGACCCATAAACCAATGCAACACCTTTGTGAGACCATCCTTTCGCTCGGGGGTTGCTGAGAGACCAAAGATATGCTTGGGACACATCTTGAAGAGAGACTGGGAGAACACTTTTGCACAAATGTGGTGTGCCTCGTCGACAATGAGTGTACCTATCGAGTCGAAATCGCTGAATGAATATTCCTTGAGGGAGAGGGATTGGAGCATCGCAATAACAAAGTCACACTCTACCTCTTTCTTGTTCTGTTGAACAACTCCAATTGTGGCACCTGGACAAAATTGTTGAATACGTTCCTTCCACTGATCAGCCAAGAACTGCTTGTGGACAACAATCATTGTACGGTACCCCAACTTACACGCTATCGCCAAGGATACGGTGGTCTTGCCATACCCGCATGGGAGTGAGAGAACTCCATGACCCGCTGTAAGAGCAGCGGCAAGAGCCTCGTTTTGATGAGTTGTATCTCTGAGGGTGCCGACGAACTTGACACCTGTTCGGATGGGTTCAGGGCGTCTATCCTGCTTGGGTTCCCCAAGTTTAGCAACTCCATAGAATCTTGGAACACAGACTCCATTCTTAGTTGCTCTAAAAACTTTAAAAGGCGGTGGGGGAAATCCATAGTCTCCGTTGACGATAGGTCTTACTGTAAGTTCTTTTTTAATCTCCTGAAGCGGACCTTCCGTCACGAGATACCCCGTTCGGGTCAACATATACTATATTAAAGGATTCAAACTTTATATGACTATAATGCCATCCCTTAAGGTTGAAGATAATATTAAGAAAATTGAACAAGCGATTGAAGAGTTGACTCAAGAGGTCTTCCGCCTTCAAGGATCCCTCCGTGTCTTCAAGGGTTTCAAGGAAGCTGGCTTGACCGATGTTGATATCCCAGAACAACCTCAAGATCCAGATGTTGCAACCGAAGAAAGCACCCAAGAATAACCACTGTATTCGCCAACATTCCAAACACCCTTGAACTCGACTACGACTTCAACTTCATCATCTTTTATAAGAGACTGCACAGGTTGTCCACGGACTTCACACATCACTCTCCTATAACGGAATGGAACCTTCACTGTAAGAACTCGACCATCGAGTGGATTATCAACTCGCTTATGTTGCACGAGACGTGCCTTGTTTATATGCATTCTATCTACGATCTGGGCACACTTTTCAGGAATGACCAAACGAATATACTTTTTGTCGTTGTGGTCATACATGGGTGTATGGACTTGGGCTAGAAACTTCATTGATTTCTATTTATATACATTAAAATTAAAACTATAAGCACTGTAATCAAAATAGCTAACATATGTGTTAGAAGACGTGGTCTAAGAGGTTCCCGTGTGCCGAGTAATATACGACTTAAGGATCTTGAAACTTCAATCGCGGCTTCGATGCTTGAATATGGTGTATGTCGTGGAGACATCATACCACACATAGCCACGTGTGGACATTCACCAATGAATGGGAGTTGTCCGTGAAGACTAAGAACCCCCGAGGATTGTGAGAATTGCCATTTTTCACCATCCCACACCGCACCCCACCCAATTCGTATACTTTGTGGAGATGGGAGATTGAGTTGTTTGACTACTTGTTCTTTTATAGTATCCGGATTCGATTTCAAAATTTCATCGGTCAAATCGCATATCACACATGATACTGTTTTTCCATCTGAAAGAACAACGGGTTGGAGGTTCCAAGGAGTTGACGCGGCGATTTCAAGGTCATCACCAAGCTTTTGTGTTTCATCAAAGTCTAAAAGAACGTTTATACACCCGTATGTACTCGCACGCACCTTTTTATCAGCATCTGGTCCCCAGTTATTACCCAAAAACTTTAGGGCTGGACTATTATCAATACATAGAACTAAAAATCCATCATTGATTACAGTTTTATCTGAAAATGTTGCGACAAAATCATTTTCGAGATATTCAACATTATCAAGTTCTGTATTGAACACAAAGTTGATCCCAGATTTTAAAAGTTTATCATACATTAAATCACACATAACTTTACCTGAAACTTTTTGAGTACATTGTTTTGAGAGTGCAACATGGTCAAAACTTTTTACAAACTCATATGCGGACATGACGTTCCAAGGTACACCATCCATGATGAGTGGAAGATGTTCAAGAATAGCTTGTCCACCTGGGGTCAATTCACCAAGAGCTTCTTTGAGTGACACACTCTTGTACTTGTCAGGTTGCGTGAGTACACGCGTCGCGAGAGATGCGAGGGCTCCATAATCTTTGAGTTTGAGGGATCGAAGCATAAAACTATAGAGATCCTTTTCTGTGGGTTCAAAAATATCATCCCATTGGATGCCCATTTCTTCGAAAAGGCTTTTGGTATTCACGAAAGCACGATCAAATACGATTCGGTGTGCGTGGAGATCTCGTGTATTCACACCCGGTTCCCACCACGATCCACCTGCAGATGGCTTTCTATCATATATTGTAATGTCGTGATCACCTGCGCGGAGTATCTCCCATGCGAGAGACATCCCCGATGGTCCAGCACCAACAATATGAATCTTCATTCTACTAGTAGACTATATAATTTTTAGATTAATCCAGTTTCCCTGCGTTCTTCTGGAGTCTTGATGGCATACATGGCACCAATGAAGATTGTAGTTGATATGAGGGCATACTCAATATCTTGTGTCGCACTGAACGCGATTAACATGAGTGAAATGAAGCGGAACGTCTTACTGTTGAAGAGAGTCTTGAGGTTCTTTGGAATCTTGATTGCGTTACCAGAGAAGAGACCTTGGTACAATATGATGAGGGTGAAGAGGATTGGTTGCGCTTTGATGACAGCTTCAGTTGATTGGCTGAATGGTCCAAGGAAGTTTGAGAGCTTTGGCATTTATTGTAACCTAAGATATTAAAAAATAAAAGATTTTTATATAGTAGGATGCTATGCGTCGCGAGTCACAGACCCACTCGGGTGGTATCAAACCAAAAGGTGAAGACCTGGAAGTTTGCAGCCAAATTTCTATGGAAGAACACATTTGTACAAAACAAATCTGAGCTTGGCGAATGGACGAGGGACCAACTTCTCGAACTTGGACCCACGTTTGTAAAATTAGGACAGATTGCCTCTACGAGAGCTGATCTCTATCCACCCGAGTTTACAAAACAACTGGAATCCTTGCAGGATAATGTACCACCAGTCGATATACAGGGTATTGTAAACTTAGACCACTTTGAGGCATTTGACGAGACCCCATTCAAGTCTGCGAGTATTGGACAAGTACACAAAGCGACTCTAAAGAATGGGAAACAGGTCATCGTCAAAGTCAAGAGACCAAACATATATGATATCATGAAGACAGATACAGATAATATCCGGGACATCGTTCGCTTCTTGGAGAAGGTTGGGGTGGACACCGGGAATAGTTCGGAGTTTGTACTAAATGAATCCATAGAGTACCTGTTGGGTGAAGCTGACTATCATCGAGAAATGGATAACGCCATTCGATTCAGAAAGAATATGAAAGATATCAAATGGATTAAAGTTCCCAAAGTGTACACTGAATTTTCAAATGATGATATGATTGTCATGGAGTATGTGGAATCTGAAA